CAGGTACTGGAACAGGTACTGGAACAGGTACTGGAACAGGTACTGGAACAGGTACTGGAACAGGTACTGGAACAGGTACTGGAACAGGTACTGGAACAGGTACTGGAACAGGTACTGGAACAGGTACTGGAACAGGTACGAGTACTGGAACAGGTACGGGGACCGACACCACAAACGCATGGCTATTAATAGCAGGTGTGGACGGTGAAGAATTTGATAGCGGCTTATTTGATGAAGTTGTAAATTTGCCGCCAGGTACACCTAGTAGTTTAAGCGGTACCGCAACTGGAAATGAAGCAAACGTTTCAGGTTACACGTACACACAAAACACACCAAGTAAAGCATGGTTGATACAACATGAACAAGATACTCAAAATGCTATTGTACAGGTAACAGATTTAGTTGGCGTGGTCATTAGACCTGCATCTATAAAACTACAAGATACTAATTCTATTTTAATAACGTTTACCGCAGCTACATCAGGTATAGCACAAATTGCGTTAATTAAGCCATCGGTGGTTATACCAGTATCGACTACTCCTGCAATAGTTAAAACGTTCGTTCAGACAACTGCAAGCACTACTTGGAAAATACAACACAGCCTAGGGTATATGCCTATTATTAGTGTTTACGTCAACGGTATCTTAACATTACCTTCACTAACAGTACATGATACTTCTAATTCAGCTACTTTAACGTTTGGTGCAGCAGTAGCTGGGCGTGCACAATTACTTTAATAATAATTCTAAATATATGATTATCTTATTTTTACAGAATTGATATGATACACGAACAAACAGATCCAGCTAATATTTGGTTAGTACAACATTCATTGAATTCTATTTCACCTGTAGTAACAACCTGGTTGACAACGTCAGGTGGTGTTGAAATGGTTATACCAAGAGAAGTTTCAGTGATAGATGAAGATAACCTTCGAGTCATATTTACCCAACCTCAAACAGGTGCGGCTGTGGTTAACATTTAATAGGTTCTAAAAATAATGAGTGCTTTTACATACACGCATACGCAAGCATTATCGTCTAATAATTGGACGGTACAACATAATTTAAGTAGTAGATATGTTAATATTGATGTTATTGTACTGATGGACGGAAAATACCAAACAATTTGGCCTAAATCAGTGTCATTACCAGATGCTAATACAGCTACTGTTATTTTTTCTTCACCTATGACTGGTTTTGTAAGGGTGGGAGCGTAAATGCATAATATAGCGAACATTAATGTTACCGGTCAATGTATTATATCGGATGACTTAGGTAATATTATATTAGATAAAACTAATGCTATTCACCCAATGAACGTTTCACGCGCTTTTGCGAGAGGTTTATCGAACGAACCTAACCAATATATTAAACGATTAGCTTTTGGAAACGGTGGTACCTTCGTAGATATAGCTCAAAACATCACTTACAATAACGTCAATGATGGTATATACCCCGATATAGCTGGATATAAATCAAGGTTGTATAATGAGACTTATTCGGAAATAGTGGATGAACTAGATAATGTCATAGGTAGTGGTCCAGGAGCATCTAAAAAAGATGACCCTGAAAGTTCACCAAACAGTTTATATGGACCCGGTGTTGTTAGTGTCGAACAGCAAAACTTAACAACAAAATTATGGAATTCTAAGGTTATAACTACCTGCGTACTTAATCGCAATGAACCAACTAGTCAATATGTTTCAGATCTAAATGGAACTGTCGATGCTGCTAATTCCGTTTTTGAATTCGATGAACTTGGTTTGTTTATTGGTGGAGTTACCTCAGATGTACCGACAAGTGGTGTTCAATCGGTGTCATTTATGACACCAAACCTATACGTCAATACAGGGTTAGTAATCAATACTAATTATACACTAACTGTAACCGTTGATAGTAAAACATTAGCATACCAAATATACACTGACCAAAAATACGCGTATATGACGACAGTAAATAACGTCGATGTCTATACCATTCGTTTTGTTGATTTAGTTACATTATTAAATGATTCAATGCCTCAATTAACAGTTACAATGTTAGAAGGTAATGCAATTAATGGTTCGTATTTTGGCTATATGTCTTTTACCAGTAAAACAACCGGTATTAACTCAGAAGTTTATATAAAAGAAGAAACCAATAATTCTGATTGGTTATTTGGAAATATTCAATTATTTGCAGGTACAAATGAACCAATTGCAGGTGTTAGTATAGGTACGCAAAATAACCCTAATGAACCAGCAGCGGAAGCTGCAAGAATGATAACACATTTGATATTTGAACCAATTCGTAAACCAATGAATAGAACCTATATTGTTAAATATATTTTAGATATCGTTGTAGCGCAGACAATCAAATGAAATATTTACCAGTCTATGTAGAAGGTCATTGTTTAATAACGGATGATTTAGATCAGGTTCATTTAAACCAACTAAATTCTGTCCATTCTGAAAATATGTCGCGCGTTATAGCGCGTGGGTTAGCGCACGAATTTAATAATGGTATTTTTCGAATAGCTTTTGGTATCGGTGGTACAACATACACAAACCAAAGTATTACCTATAATACTGTGAATGATACAGGTTGGGATGCAACTTTATATAACGAAGTTTATTCAAAATCAGCTCAATTTGGATCTATACATGATATTGTAAGTACAGATAAAACAACATCTGGTGTAGGTACTGCTAGCTTAGATAAAGATCGTATTTCACAAACGGTCATATCGTGTAAGATTGGTAAGTTAGAACCTGCTGTACTAAACGGTGTTGAGCAGTTGCAGTCTGATTTTAAACCAATTCATTATAATTCATTAGCTGAAAAATATTATGTCGAGGGTCAAAACCCATTTATATTTGATGAAATTGGCTTGTTCACAGATGGGGTACCGTTAAATGATATTAATGGACATAAAAACAACCCAATTGATAGTTCACTAGAATTTAGAAGATTGTTAACTCATTTGACATTTTCACCTGTCATGAAAGCAGGTAACCGTATCTTTAACATCAAATACACATTAACTGTTTATGTTAATCGTACTGTTGATGCTCCTTCATTAACTATTATTAGACCATCGTAATTATGTATAAAATCTCAGGACATTGTTTAATAACTGATGAAGCAAATAATGTTATTTTAGATAAAACTAATGACATTCACCCAGGTAATTTCGCTCGTGCTATATCTCGTTCATTAGCAAATGAAAGTAGTTATTGGATTAATAGCATGGCTTTTGGTTGGGGTGCAACAATAAAAAAATACGACGGTACGTATACTAAGTATAGTCCTAATGACGGTATTGCTCCTGATTATGCTGGGTGGAAATCATCACTATATAATGAAACGTTTCGAAAATATCTTGATCCTATATCATTAGGTAGCAATACGACTATTGAAGATGCTATCACACCTCCGGTTATTCCTATCACAACTACACCAATATACACGGAAACTCATAGAAATACTAACGGTGTTGTTAGTTATGTTGATAACAATAAATCTATTGTTGAAATTAATTGCATATTGGATGTTGATGAACCTGACGATGGTAAAGTGCTTACATTTGATGAGATAGCGTTGTATACTGGTCCCGTTTATAGCACTATAAGTAGCTACCAAGATGTAATGGTAGATACATCTATTAACACTATATACAGCTCAGGTAACATATTAACGATAACTATCAAAGTAGATGATTCAACGTTTATGCTTAGTTTCACTGTTACAGGGTCGACATACGATGATATTGTTAACAATTTAAATAAAAAATTACGTAATTATTATTGCTATGCTGAATTAAAGTCAGATAGAATTAGATTTCATAACAATTATAAAGTCGTTAAAATTGTTAGTTCGTCTTTCTTAACAGGTTTAACTATAAATGATACGGTTATTGTTGATAACCCTAAATCATTAGCTAGTGTCGCAGAGAATGGTACGTTTAAAAATAATCCTATGACGCCTGACCTTGAAAAACCAAGGTTATTAACTCATTTAATATTTGAACCTATTGATAAACCAAGACTTAGTACATATTATATCAAATATAAGCTAACTATTGAAGTTGAACCTACACCCAAGAAAGATAATAACCTCGAATTTGTACTACCAAATGACTATAGAATGGTTAATACATATGAGTATAATGCGGTTCTACCGTCTAGAACATGGGTTGTTTTCCACCAATTAGGTTATACACCTAGAGTTGATGTTTTTAATGATGGTGTGATGTTAGTTAAAGATAACGATTATTCTTTGTCATATGGTGACGCTGGTACTGAAAATGCAGCAGATAATCAAGTTACAATTAGGTTTAAAGTACCACAGACAGGAACAGCAAGATTTTATTAATCTTGCTGTTTGAGTTTAACTTATCAGTTAAAATTAACGATTCTTAGATCAAGAATGTTTTTGTACGATGACATAGCTTCTAACTGTAGTTTTAGTAAATCGACACTTGCAGGTTTGGTTACTTCTTTTGATTCTACTTTTTTAATATAATCAGTTAACAATATGATTTTATTAGTTAAGTCAATTTGTTCGTTAACTACACGTTGTTGCCAGTCCTCTAAGCTCATGCAGGTTTGCCTTTTGTTGCTTTTGCAACTTGATCAAAAGATGGTGGGTTAGCTGTTGCAACAGGTTCAGGAGTAGATGCTAAATTTTGCTCACCAACTGGAGTGTAATTATAATTAGTAGCACTGTGTCTATTTGTACCAAACGGTAAAATTGTACCACTGGGTGTAATTTGACGTACTAATTGGTTAAAATAAATTAATGCGTTAACACCATTACCTAAGGTGTTTTGTTCTAAAACCTTCCACAATTCATCGTATAATGTAGCGTTACGGTTAACAAGAATTGTTTTTAATCGTTGTCTATCGATTGCGTCTAATGAATCCAATGTAAAATAGTAAATGTCCCCGTTAGGAAAACGTTTAACAATTGCACATTCTGATAATACACCTGTACCATCTAAATCTAACCATTCAACAAATCTATAACGTGACTGCATTGATTGTACCATAATAATAACTCTCCAATAAATATATTTTTTAAAATTTGTTATCAAAAATTTTATTTATATACGTATTTTTTTGGGTTGTTGAAATATGTTATTGATTCATAAGGGTATTAAAAATGGAAACTTTTCTTCACACACATTATTATTTGCTGTTTGTTGTTAGTGTTGCAGCAGGTATGATTTCTCATTATGTAAAAAAACGTGCTAAAGCTGAAACAGCAGTTTCATTACAAGACTGGTTTGGAAGTATTAATATATTTGGTACTATTGCATCATTTGCGACATCAATGTTAGCGACATTGAGCGCTATTTCAGCAGACTTAGTAACACCTGAAATGAGTCTAACAACAATAATGTATATTGGACTCACAACAGGCTACGCTGCTGACTCTGCAGCAAATAGCGATAAAGCTGAATAAACTATTTTAAACTTAACATTGGTATAATGTAATCTAGATTTTTACTCAAATATCGTAATTGATTTTTATTGAGCATTTTTGTGAATCTAAATCTATCAAAATTCCTGTTTGTATTAAACTCATTTTGAATAGTGTTAAACATAATTTCTTGAACATGTGGTGGTTGGTAAGTTAAGTTAGTTAATATTTTATTCTCATCAAATATCTTACCTACCACCATTATTCTTCCTTCATGGTCGGTCCATTCACAATTCATTAGATTAGTATGTTTGTATGGATCTTCAAATGCTTCTCTGATTTTTTTTGATCTATATCTTGGAAACGCTGATAATACATTATCACCGGAATCACCTCGCATATATTTGTGATACAAATAATAATCAACACTATCATATCCATTATTCTCTAATGTACGGTACTTCATTGTAGCTGGATCGACTAGTTTAACACGATCATACCTCATTAACTGAATCATATCCTTATCAGAACTAACAATCGTGATATCATGATTGTCAATCAATTCGACAGGTATGCTACCATTATCAGTTGCTTGATCGTCTCCACCGTAAACTCTACATACACCAGCTATTAGATCATCAGCTTCTAATAAATTCGCTGATAAACATACCATTGCTGTCGTATCACGTAACAGTTGTTCAAAATCTACAGTAAATTTTTTGAACATTTGGTACATCTTCTGTTCGTTAGGTGACATTGACTGACGACGGTTACCTTTATAAGCACGTTGACTATAGCAATCATCAGATTTAGAGTAATCATCTCTCCAATTGAATCTGTCAAAGACGCATACCATTTTTGTTGGTTTTAGTTCTTTGTAAAATTTGTTTAATGATAAGATAGATGTATGAAGCGCATGTCGTACTTGAATATCATCTTGTTCTTCTTCCGTCATTGTGTTTTTAATAAAAAAAGGAGTACCATGACCCGCATCTTTTTTTGCAAAAAACGATTTATACAAGACGTTAGACATATCTAATACGAGTAAATGATTCATTAGATAAACGCCATTTCTTCAGATACAACTTTGATTTTATCAGTATGTATACGCGCTAACAAAGCTGTACATTCTTCATGTGTAGGAAATGTACGAATAAATGATGCTACTGAGTCGTTAAACACGTTAACAGCATATGGACGAGATTCACTCGTTTCCATAGAAAATAATTGATCAATGTTTGTATCAACCACATCTCTTGTGTATATCATTATTTTAGATATTTCTTCACTTGTTAATGGTTCCCACATTTTTTCTAATGCATCTGTAGAATTAGTGAAATATTCAGATGTTTTTTCGTCGTATTCATCATAATTAGATTTTTCTGACTCATCAAGCATCTCATAATCAAACATTGATGTTAATGAGCTGACTTTTTTGTTTACATATACTGGTATTTCACCGTAATGAGCTTTTAATTTATCTCTGATTTCATCAGGGTAAAATAATGATGAATTTAAACCTTTTGTATAGTACGATAATCTTAAATCTTCATCGTTCTTTGCTTCAAGGTCTTTAATAATGTATACAAATACATACTTGTCATCAAATAAATTAGTTACATTTTGACCTGTAAAATCTACAATATCGATGTCTAAATAGTCAACACCAGGTGTTTCAGGCAATATCGCTAATTTACCTGCATCCGTTTTGATGAAATCTTGTGCTGCTTTTGTTATATTTGTCATTTTAATCCTATTCATATTCACTGGTTGTGGTTGATTTGTCAAATAGTTTTTCTCCTAATTTGACAACCAATGTTTGCATCCACTTCTTAACTACCGTCTCATCAGCAGTGCCTGCAAACCCTTTTTTACGCAAATACTCTACAAAATTTTCATCCCATTCGTATGAGACTTCTTCCACATTGCGTTCTGGATGCATTTGTACCGTTAAAGTAAAAACACATGTATCTTTTGCTACTTCTTTTATTTCTTTTTTCTTTTTAAACCATAACATGTTATGTACCTAATCTTGGGTCGTTACTGTCGCAAATATTTTGCATCCATTGCTCGACTATTAACTCATCTGAATCACCAACGTATCCGTTAGCTCTTAAGTATTCAACAAATTCATTGTTCCAATCTAATTTGAATTTGTACCCGTGTTCAGGGTCGTGAGTAGTCTCGAGTATGTTGACGTATGGCTCTATTGTTTTTGTCTTTTTCTTAAATATGTTCTTTAACATATGTTTCTCTCTGTTCTCCTTGAGTGTCCTGAATGGTAGATATTATTTTATACAATGTATTAAATATTATTAGCGTTAAGGAGAACTAAGGATATAATGGTTATTTTTTCTTTGGAATATAGACGCCAACACCGTTAATTACACAATGAAATAAATCTTTTTCCATAATAAAGTATTCACCTGTGTCGCTACCTTGAATAGCTTTCAAAATATACGCAATTGGGTATCTAACTATAAAATTCACATCTTGAGTTTCATCCTGGATATTTACTGCTGTTCCTTCTGAGTATAGTAATTCATCATTATCACCATCTAATATTTTGTACGATACTTCATTATCTTCCGATTGTATAACAATTTCATCAGATTTCATAGCACGTTTTGACTTATTCAATATATCGTACAGTTTATCTGATATTGTAAACCGATATAAAGGTAGTACAGCTAACGATGAAGGAGGTTTAATTTTTTTTGTATTAGCGCATCGATAACCAACTTTCATCTTTTTTGATTTAAATTTCAATGATTTAGCGTCGCCATCTGAAAAATCAAATATGCACTCAACTTCAAGGTCTTCAGGTTCAATTAATGTTATTCGACTTCCTAGTACGTCTAATCTGTTAATTCCAATTGATGCACACCCAATATCATTATCACATAATGTAAATATCGCTGCTGTTGCATTATCGCTAATACCTGATACTTTATCTGGATACATGATAATAGATTCAATTCCAAATTGTTTTGCTACTGCTACAGACGATATCAAATTATCTACTGTTTTTGTGTCTAATATCATTTTTCCCTACCTAAAAATTAAATAATTCATCAGCATGCACAGTTTGTGCTGTTGGCACTGATACGTCAATAGCTTTTAATATATTTTGCAACGGGTTATCAACTAACCTTGATAGTTGTTTTGTTTTGTCGATTTGAGGTACGAAGTTTTCCATAAACCAATCAGGTATGTGTTCAATATCAGATGGTAACGCGATTGAAGTGAACTTACCTAACATCTTGGTTTTTAAATAGTAAACACGAATTTTCATACCAGATGTTATTATTTCTGTATCGTTATCTCCGTATTCCTTTAACCTTTCATTAAAATGCAACGCTGCTGCTACGTTACCGGGTAATCTCGCTTTTACGCCATCAACACGATATACCATTTCGTATTTTTCAAGATTATTAACATTCTTTGGTAATCCAACATCTACTAGATTATCAAATGCCATTAATCCTTCTTTATAGTTGACGATATCAATAGCTATCGTACTCCAATCTTCACCATATAATAACCGTCTAATAAAGTCTGTAAGTTTAGCTGAAATAATTTTTGGTAATGTTGTCTTTTTAATATCAAGACCCATAATTTTCATTTTATCAACAGTTTCACCTTCATTATCTACAACATGTAAGATGTATCTTTTCTTTTCAACAAATAACCCATGGTCACTTACAACTTCACGTCCACATTTTACTTGTAAGTCGTATTCTGGTTGACAATGAAACGCTTTTCTCATAAATGCTGGGTATGATTGATTTACAGCTTCTGCTACTGCATCAGCAAATTCGATAGCTTCTTCTTTATTGTTTGCTGGCACTGTAAAATATGTCGAATCTGTGTCACCATAGACTACAACCTGAGAAGAAAATTCACCATTGAATTTAGGACCATCTAAAGCCATCTCATGTGTTACAAAACCAGGATGATAATATTCTTTATGATCTAAATCTACTAAATCAGCTAATGATGCAGGCTGTACTGTACTACTATCATCTTCAATCTCATCAGTAAATTCAAATTCGCCGTCTTCTTCTGCTAAACGCTTACTCGTTTCTTTATTAATGTTATCAATAATAGCCATACTTTCGTAAATAGGAAAATCAATATAGTATTCACCGTCGATAATATAGTTAGTCTGCCTACATTGATGTCTTAAAATTTGGCGACTAGTACCTGTGGTCGATTCACCTAACTCTAATCTGAAAAACCTGAAATTGTAGTTACTTAAACAACCATAAGTTGAGTTTAATTTAATTTTGAAAATGTATTGTAATCGGTTGTAATACTTAGACTTTTCTGTAATTTCAAAATACTGATCTTTATCATAATCAGTTCTTTCTACAGCATGACCTGACGAGAAATCATATTTTAAAGCTTCTGCCTCTTTAACATACTTTCTCATTTCAGCTTGAAACACTTTGCGTTGTGAATACCATTTAGCTAATAATGAAGGAATAATACCTAACTCTTTCTGTGTAAATACTGTTCCATAACCACTTACAGCCCAACATTGTTCTGCGAAATAATCAACCCATTCTTGAGTTTTCTTTGTTTCATATGAACCATTATCATACTTAATAGTAATATCATCTTCAATACCTTCAAAGATTTTAGTCCAATCTTTAATATTATTTTCAAATTGTCCAATAACAGTTTCAGGACTAATATTAATAGCTCGAATTGCTGATGGGTAAAGTGAATTTATATCAATAGAACAAATCCATTTATGCAAACCTCTTTGAGGAAATAATACATAAGCTCCTTGAATTTTACCGTCTCTTGTATCCCATCTATCAGGAACGATTCTATCGATCTCATAATGACAATAATTAACGATTGCATTATCTACCATTCGTACCGTACCAAAGATATGATTAAACTGATTAGTACTAGAATGAATCATATCATTTGCTAACTGAATATAAGTTAGCTTTGTTTCAAAACCTTTTAGAATCTCCGTATCACGAACATTGTATCGTAAAAAATGATTAAAATCGTTTGTATATAGCTGTTCTAATGAACCAGGGTATGTTAGTTTTTTAAGATGAGGTAAGTGATCTTCAGCTACAGACTCCAATTTAAAGCTAGCACGTTCACCACCTTCAAACTTCTTAAATAGTTCAAGGTAATCAAGTTGAACACGACCGCTATAATCTACACGTAATTGTTTAGCACCTTTGACAAATAATTCTCGAAACATTGGTGTATTAGCACCTTCGAAACTTAATCGTTTGAATTGATCAGCTCCTAATACCATTTCGATACGTCTTGCTACATATGGATCATCGAAACCATTTGAATTATGAGTTTCAATACCATTACATACGAAATAATCTTTCTCTGTCATTATATCATACATCGTAACGTCTTCCAACTGCTCTATGCTACGAATTTTCACTATAATATAATCATCTGTTACAAATTTACGTAACCGTTTTGACGATGAGTTACTAATCGATACAGGTTCAATTTTGTTTTCAATGTGTGATTTACGTTTAGGGTGTATTAAACTCAAACTATCATATAAATGTTTGTTTGTTTCATAATTTGGTATAGCTAATGATGTTGACCCACACCCGGATACATATACATCGTTCCATAATAATAATTTGTTCATCGTAAACATATCATTATTATAGTTGCATAAATTGATGGCTCCAACCTCTTGTGTAATCCAACCATCTCCATCAACAAAACCACTAAAAAATGCGGTAAATTGGGTAAATGATAACCTTGATAATAAAGTAACATCTAAACGCTTATGCCTGTTTGAGTAAATCATCATATGCAGAAATGAGAATTTGTTACTTGCGGGTATACCTCTATAGTAACAACCATCTCTACTAGGTTTGAGATCCAAATTTAGTTTATTAACTAAGTTTTCATTAAAAGCAACATTCGTATAGTGTTGCATAACTTCAATATACTTGTTACACATACTATACTTTTTATCGTAATTTGAATAAAATCCGTCTGTATATATGAACCCTAGCAATTGAAGTATATCTTTTGATATCACTTCATTTGGGTTCATTTCATACATTGTGGTTTTACCACTATCTACTGTCTTAAAGTATACAATATCATCTCGTAACCATTCATGAACCATTTCTTTTGGTATTGTACTGTATACATCGTTTAACCTAATAGCTAATTTTTTCCGTTTAGCGTAAACATTCTCATCATTAATGATAGTTTTGATTGTTTCAGGTACACAACTAAGTATTTGTTCAATCAACGATTCAGTATGAATGTAGATCTCAACACCCGATTCAAAAAGCTGTTCAAAATGATCTATTATCAAATCACGGTAGGTGAGGTCTCGGTTTACGTTTTTATGACGATGCATCATAACGTAAACATCAGTATCACTATCATTCACGAGATCTACCACTTCATGTAACGGTAAGTCTTGTTTTGTTTTTAACAAATTACCTAAGCTTGAATAGTTCGTATGGTTTTTAGTAAATACAGGAAATACGTGATCGGCTGAGGTTTCAACAATAGTACCTGTATATGTTGTTAACCTATACGATTTTTTAACACCTGTGTTTTTATGTGCTCGTATAGTTCCATGCATCATGGTTTGTTGACCAGCTTTTACCGATTTTATTGGTAAAATTCTATCTGATAAGAATACACTTTCGTTTTCAGATACACAGTTCCAACCAGACAGCAAACTTGCGTCTTCTATCTCATCAAGATAAGCTAATAACAGCTCTTTTTCGTTTTTATAAAATCTAATTTCAGTTAATTCATGTAAAGATTGATCAATTGTGCTGAGATCAAAACCCGGAGGGGGTACTGCCATTACGATCGACTTATCTAACCATTGCTTGTATATTGATACTGCATTGATTGGTGCATATGGATTTAGAGGACTACTAAAACCAACAGGACCTTCATAAGCTAAGCTTGAATGCGGGTATAATTTCCAATACTTATTTTTTGGATCGTAAACTTCAATTGTTAATTGTTGTTTAGCTGATAAGTTGCGTATCTCACCTATCGGTGTATCAATTACTTTTTCAGTTCCAACCATTCTTGCTTTTGCTACAAAATCATCTCCATACGAGATAGTTTTGTAATCTACTTCGATATCATACAGAAGAACGTTTAATGTAGCTGATGGTTTTTCGTAATAATGTTTTGATAGAACTTTTGTATCTGGTGAAATATCAGATTCATATAACTTCAGATTTTTTTCTGTTAGTAGGTATTTTCTAGCTTGTCTGAACTCTGTATATGTATCAAACTCATACTTTGTGAGCTTTTCATTAAAAACACTTGTAAACTCACCGTCGTCTTTTTTAACATAAAACTCAAAAACTCCTGGATGTCGTTTAAGTGTGTTTTTACCGTCAATACATTCCCATACAAGAACTTCATCGCTATTGATGAAGCCTCTGTCATCACGTTTCATTATAGCGCTAATATAAGTCATAACACCTCAAATTAATCTTCGTATTCATCCATTATTGGCTTAGCAACCACTTTATAGCAGCCTGACTGTCTTGTAAAAACAAATCTTTCACCTGACATAGAATCAACAACCATCTGTATCTTATGACCTGGTAATGGTGTTTGTACTATTAGTTTGTATACTTGGTTGTTACCAGTTATTTTAATATATTTTTCGTTCATTTTATAGTCCTTTCTGTAAGGAGAGAGGGTGAATTCTATTCACCCTCTGTTTCATTATTCGTGGTCGTTCACTTCAAAGATACTTTCGTATAAAATTTCAAACGTATGCTGTTCACTCTGTTTATCACGGAAGTTTTGTTTGTAATATGTATCAACTAATTGTTTGAAGTGTTTGGTCGAGATATTAGCTTCATCTTTTGCATGAGCAAAGATATCTTTATAATGACTGCGTTGATCTTCTATATTTTGAAGACATAAAGCAGCTTCTTCAACCATACCTCTGATTTTTTTGCGATCTGCTGGCGATGATGGGACAATCGTTTCTTCTGACATAATATACCTCGTTAAAAAGATTAATAACGAGATATATTATAATATAATCAGTTATATAAAATCAACTACCTAGCTTTGTAGAATGGATCCACTGCATATTTTGGAAAGTTTTTCCGTTTATTTAACCATGTACCTGCATCTTGAACTCGAATACCACCTGCACTTGATGCTGATTCAGATATCTGCAATTTACCTGTATTTGGATCTTGGATAACTTGTACAATGTGGTCGATACCTTTGTATCTTCCTGCGCCTGTACTTCCTGCGCCATAATCAACGCCAATTACCATACCTGGTTTGAGGTTATCAGTATTAACACTTGATCCTGTTAGCTCTTGACCAGATGCATTACCGACAGTTTGTACAATACCAGCAGCTGTATTACCCTTTTTCATTAAGTTGTAGCCATCTGTGATATTTGGATCATTTGCATTAGCAGCAGCTTCTTTAGTGTTTGCTAAAACCCAACCTGAACAATCAACTTTACCAGAATTTGGGTCTCTAGCTCCCAATTCATATTTTACACCTTTATCGAGTGCGTTATTAGTACCTGATACTAAACTATCATTTAATGATTTAGTACTTCCTGTACCTCTTGTACCTGATGGTACTTGCGTATCATTTGTTGATGGTGTAGTCGATGATGATGGTAATTCATCAACAGTTTGAGGTTTATAAGTACCACCATGCTGTTCGTACCATTTTAATAATGTAGCTTCACTATGCGCTTTTAATGATGACCATGTCCCTGGTAATTTTCTAATCGCTTCAGCTGGTTTACCTTGTACAACAAGATCATAAGCACCTTTTGATTTCATTAATGATATAGCCATGCGATCTTGCGAACTAGGTGAAAAATCACCACCACATGATGCTTTTAGTCCATCAAATGTACCAACGAGAATTTGGTATTTACCAGCAGGTGTATGTTTCGTACCGCTAGTCGACCATGGTTTAACATGCCATGGATGTGTCGCATAACCTTCAAATAATACACCGGTCCATCGTACGTTATAACCATTATCGCCGCGACCGTATGTACCTTCAGCATGAGATAACATTTCTAAGAACGCTTTTACATTAGCTCCTTTTGTTTCATTAATCGCGCTATCTGCTGGTTTGCTAACTGACGTAGATTTTTTTGGTGGGTTCTTACCAGCTATAGTACCTTCTTTTGTATTAGATTGGTCTGCCATTGACTGTAATTCTAGGAATTGAACAAACTCACCTTTTGTAAATTTACTTGTTATTTTCTTAATTGTAAAATGAAGTTTATCCATCCAAAACGGGGTACTATAAAAATTATCATTATCACCTAATATCGCACCTTGCATATATGAAGGTTTCGGTGATCTAATATTAATACGAACTTTTAATAGCCCGGATTGATTTGCTCCTGTTTTTGCTGCATGTTCATCTTTTTTTGCTTTCACTGCTGATGGAGATGGATCAGAGTACGTATCCGAAGGTAGTACATAACCTGCAAGCAATAAAGGATTACCAACAATTTTCAATGTACTGTTTGTACTCGTTAGCATATTAGAGATTTGATCAGATATGTTCTTTCTTGCAGCAAATAACGTTTCTGGACTTAATGATCCGCTACCTGTACGTAGCGGATCAACTGTTGTTAATCCAACATGATCGTTAGGGGTATCAGCTAATATGCTATTAGATCGTACTCTCGATGTAGAAGTATCTCTTGCTTCACCAGCATTTGTGTTGGGTTTTTTATTTGTTGTGGTCTCATTATCTGGTAATATATCTTTATTGGTGTTGCTTGCTGTTGGGTGCACAACTTGAATAGATTTTAATGAATTGAAAGCTAATTTCACATTCATATCAAATTGTATTACATCTACATTAACACCTGTGTAGATGTAATCATATTCGAGTACATCAGGTAATTTTGAAAAATCTTCAGCTTGTTGATTAGATTGTGCTGTAGTTCCGCCGTTGGTACCTGTACTTGAGCTGCTACCTGAGGGTGTTGCTACATCAGCGCCAGGTTTCATAGGTCTTGTGAACTTCTCGATATGGTAAGTAACGATTTGTTCTTTTGTATTAGGATCTGTAGATAACGTACTACTGATACGCGGTGCGTATGTTTTTGGGTTGTTTGGATCGGTGTTATCTACGTTCATCATATCTTCATGAACAGCTTTACTCATTAACATGATATTCGTTAATGCATCTGGTATTTTATCGCCAATAGCTGTTTGAAATATGATTGGATCAGCTTGTTTGGGAACTGATGGTGAGGTACTAGGTGTTAAATTTGGATTTTGTGAATTTCCTGTGTTGAGATCAGCGGTTGAACCTACTATTTTTAAATCGGTAGACGGTTTAGCATCTATTAGCGATGGTGTTAATTTGGGGTTACCTACCGTAGTGTCTGCAGCTGCATCAACCTTATCGTATGCAGATGGTTCAAGTTTAAAATTTGGGTCAAGATTTGATTCACTGGTCATAATAGTTATCGTTTAGGTATTGTTAAACTGTCAGTGATAGCTTTAGCAATAACACTATCAAATTTTGTTGCCGCATCAATTTTAGCATTCTGTAAAGACGTGTCAGGGTCTTGACCTTTAGATATCGATTGATTAAACAAATTATCACGATAATCCTTATATTTTTGATAATTCGTTTGATCCATCACACGAAGCTTATCTTCACCGTAGTTGATTGTTGCCATATCATACTGTGATTGATTTAAAACACCTGTTGAATTTTTTTGACTTTGGGTGTTTTGTGTAGATTGTGTGGGAATCGAGGACGTACTTTGAGCTGTTTGATCTGTAAAGTTTTGTGGTTTTTCACTAGGTGTGTTATTTTTTGTTAACGGTTGTGTACCGTTGAACGTGTTTCGTTGATCATCTGATACAATATCCATTTTATATTTTGGATCATTATACGCAGGATCTAACACAACTTTATATTTGTATGTAGGTTGATCTGGAAATGCTTCTTGTGATAATTTTGTATTGTTGTTAAGTTCGTTTTCGTACTTAGTGATAGCGTCAGGTATAGCTTCTGGTAAAGTGGTAGACATCCCACCGATTTTACCAATGCTGTGATGATTTGCTGCACTATTAAATAACGGGGTACATTCAATATCGTAATGACAGCCTCTATTAGTCATTGACATTTTTATCTCTGTTAATACAAATGTCAATAAATTAACATCACTTATAACATGAGGTTTTGATGTATTATTATCATCAGGGTACCCCATGAATATAATCTTTAATCCATAATGTAATTCTTGTACTCCTGGTAACCCTAAATTACTAGCAACAACTTCAAGCACCCCTATAAAATCAGCTGTATACGGCTCTACTATTTCAATTTTAAGAGAAACACCCTGCTCATTAGTAGCATTGTAGCTATGCGTTGAACCGTTAAGAGATAACCCATAATCTAATGTAACAGAATCAATTGAAAATTCAACATCTTTCATTGAATTATACACTACAATATATGTACTCCCAGATACATCTTTTGTATCATATTTGTACTGTGGTCCACCTTCGGGGTGAAGATATCGACTTAAATCGGAAACATCTTCATCTTTATCAATATTTGTAAGTGCAACATCATCTTTTGCGCACATCAATACGAAATGATACTGCGAACCACGATATACATGCAACGGGTTAGGTACTTTTGCCATATTAAATCATACCTTCTGTGAACCGCATAGGTGAAGGTATCGTTAGTACCACACCTTCAATAAATTCATCATAAACATCAACAATATCATTGTACTGCAAAATGAACCACATTACTTCAGATGTACCATAAATATCATTCGCCATTAAATCAGGTCGTCTATGATATTTCTTTGATATTGTTACGGTTAAATCATCGTACGATTTTGTAAAAGTTTTCCGTGTCCAGAAACTTGTACTATCGGTTGTACCACCTTTTGTGGATCTACTATATTTTTCTACCATAATTAAAATGAGGGTAATGTTCCACTACGATAAGATGCTAAGTTAAATTGCTCATATTCAGCCGCTGAATGTTGCTCCAGTAACTTAAATGACAATGTGGTTACTAACGGAAAAGGAATACCACCTAAATCGTCATTTTCACCATTTGATGATGTTGGTATATAGTCACAATCATTAGGAAATGTAAAACTTACTGATTCTACAACAACTGGAATCTTTTTGAAATAACCAAGACATGAAAAAAACAACACTTCTGGTGGAGATCCTAACCAATTCATAAGATCTTTTGATAATGGACCTGAAGTATCTCCAAAAAAAGCTTTGGTCCATGATTTCATTATTAGTATACGTTCTAAGTTTGCTCTTGCTTCTTGTTGGTTGCGCGAGACAATTTTAAGGTCGGTAATTTCAAATGCGCGACTTGGAGATTTCGAGTAAACGTGAAAATCACCAACCATATGAGCAGGTGATAGCGTTTCATATGCTGCTGTGTTGGTTTCATATATAACAGGCATAGTATTAAACACGACTATTTTTTGTGAAATCGGTCCTTCTAGCCGTAATTTAAACTTATTTTGCTGTGCGTCTGGTAACATATCGTACTCGGTAAAGACTATTCATTTAGTATTTATTTTTAACTATAGATTGTTAAAAATAAACGTTGAAAAATCTATTATAAATCTATTATATTATTCTATTTGAGGTCAAAAATGACAAAGCGTGCACCAAGAAATTATTTAAGTAATTACAACTTATTAGAACAGATAGCTATAAGCAAAGAAAATAAGAAAATGAGCAATGAATTATTAAAAATGCTTACCTTATTATGCGACAGATTTGCAACCCGTGGTAACTTCTCCTCATATACTTATCTAGAAGATATGAAGATGAACGCATTAGTTAATTTATGTAACACCTGGGGAACATTTAACGCTGAACGTTCGAGTAACCCCTTTGCTTATTATACACAATCAATTAAAAATTCTTTTATTCAGTACCTCAAAGTAGAAAAGAAACAAAGAAACATAAGAGATAGGTTATTAGTTGATTGTGGTGCTAGTCCGTCTCACACATATGCGATTGAAGCATCTATGGAAGGTAATCATATTGTCGATCCAGCTTTATTGTATATTAGACGTGATAATTATGAATTTATGAATAAACCTCCAGAAGAATTGAGCGTTATTGATGAACTGGACGCTAAAGCTGATGCAGATGTTCTTGTATTAGGTGAGGAATTCTAGTTTATACTAAACAATTAAGAGATATTATATGAAATTGAAAAGGGGTTTGCTGTTTACGGATATTCATTGGGGTAAGAAACAAAACTCTGATGCACATAATGATGATTGTACTAATTTTATTGAATTTTTTTGTGAAAATGTAAAAATTCATAATATTGATCACGTTATATTCCTGGGTGATTGGTTTGAACATAGAAACGCAATTAATATCTCTACATTAAACTACGCATACCGTGGAGCTAAGCAATTAAATGATTTAGGTATACCGGTGTATTTTATTGTCGGTAACCACGATATGTACACAAAGGTACATAGAAATATCTATGCTACAATCGAATATAACGAATTTAAAAACTTTCATGTAATTGATCAACCTTTATTGGAACCTAAAATTGGTAAAGGTGTTTTATTATGCCCCTATTTAATTCATGAAGAATATAATACCTTAAACAATTATGATGTTCAACATGTTTATGGTCATTTTGAATTTAATGGGTTTGTTTTAACAGGTGAAACTAATACTTTTTCAGGTGGCTATGATCACACAGATTTTAAAAGATTTAAACGTATTTTTTCTGGACATTTCCATAAACGTCAAATTACAGGTAATGTCATTTATATCGGAAATACATTCCCAATGGATTTTTCTGATGCAAATGATGTCGATAGAGGTTGCGCTATTCACGACCATAGCAATGATACTGTTACTTTTATAAATTGGAAAGAGTGTCCAAAATATATTAGAACTAGCTTATCTGAGATTATTAATGGTACCATCGATATTCCAGATAACGCGACGGTATCATGCTTAGCAGATATTAATATGGAATATAGTAAAATGATGACACTGAAAAGTGAAATATCAAAAACCTATAACCTTAGCGCGTTAACTATTACTGAACCCTCGGTAAGTGTTGCCGATGGTGAAGAAGAAGAAATTGAAGATTTAACTACTTCTAATACCCATGAATCAATCATTAATATGCTTAGTTCGATATCCAATAATGCTATTGATAATAACCAGCTCGTAAAGTTGTATAAAAAGCTATAATAACATATTATAATCATTATACTTCTTAAATTAGATTACTGGTGAACTATGCTTACGTTTATAGATATAGAACTTAAAAACTTTCTAAGTTATGGTAATGTTGCTACGAAAGTTCATTTAGATCGTGGTAGCGTTATTTTAATTTCAGGTCAAAATGGTACAGGTAAAACAACATTAATTAATGCTGTTTATTATACCTGTTACGGTGATTCATTAACAGAGTGTAACGCTGATGAATTAATCAATAACATAAACAACCATGATATGGTTTGCACTGTTACGTTTAATCAAGCAGGTACTGGGTATTATAAAATTGTACGTGCTCGTAAAACAAAAGCTGGTAACTATGTAAAATTCTATCATAATCCAAACGAAAATGAATTTCTTGATGAACATGAAAAAACATTAGATAGTACCCGCAATACAGACGCATTAATTATTGATACAATAGGTATACCTTCTGATATGTTTAAGCGTATGGTTATTATATCAGCTATTAATACATCGTTTTTAAATATATCTGTCGCTCAACAGTCAAGCTTTATGGAACGGTTATTTGATCTACATCTGCTTGCTGATAAAGCTACTATTTTAAAAACGCACATCAAAGCAACAGAAGAACAGATTAAAGATCAAGTAACTAAAATTGATCGTATCAAACAAGAACAAAGTAGATTAGATACGCAAATACTAAACGCTAAATCAAAAGCGTCATCGTTTGATGAAAATAAAGTAACTCAAATTGGTATGTATAAATCGCAGTTATCAATGATTGAATCAATTGATTTAGATAAAGAGCGTGAATTATATGATAAATCTGTTACCGTAAAAACTGAAGTGACCGGTATTAAACAACAGCAATCTACTATTAGCAATCAGTATCTTAAATTTACACAGTTAAAAGATAAACATGAACATGAATTAGTGTTATTAAAAGCTAATAAATGTCCTTATTGTGAACAACAGTATACTAACGAAGAAAAAATAGCACAAAACGAACAAGCTATCGATAAATGCGAAAAAGATATTAACGAAATGCTTGAGTATTTGACAGAATTAGATGTAGAGTTATCAGAAAAATCTGAAGCTCATAAAAAAATAATTAGTGAATTATCAGTTACAAATTTAGAAGAATTGTTGAGTATTCGTAATAAAGCTGATATTATTCAAGGGAAAATTAACGATTTGCATGATAGTAATAATGTATATTTGGAACAGTTAGCTGAATTAGAGCAAATTCAGCTTGACCCTTGTGATTACGAAAGTCTTGATAAATTAAAATCAATTGTTGAACATCAACAGTTTTTATTGAAATTGTTAACTAAGAAAGACAGCTTTATTCGTAAAAATCTTTTATCTTCAAATTTAAAATTTTTAAATCAAAGATTAGAACATTATTTAAATGAGTTAGAGTTACCTTACAGGGTATCGTTTAACTCTAATATGACAGCTGATATTAAGTATTTGGGTAGAGCTATAACTTTTTCTAATCTGTCTCACGGTCAAAGATCTCGAGTTAATATAGGTTTAACTATGGCTTTTAGAGATGTTAGACAAAAAATGTGTAGCCCTGTTAATATCTGTTGTTTGGATGAGGTTTTAGATATTGGGTTAGATTCAAAAGTTATGTCATTAGCTATTAAAATGCTAAAGCGTAAAGCATCGGAAGATAAAATAACAATGTATATTGTAACTCATAAAGATGAGATATCGTCATTGTTCGATAACGTCATGAATGTCTACATGGAAAATGATTTTAGTAAAATCTCTTTTAATGCTTAATATGTAAATAGCAAATACTATAGCGTACATACCGATATATACTATTTTGTTTAGGGAACAACAATGGTCTATATCGGTATTGATCAATCGTATACATCTACAGGTTATTGTGTTGTAGATCAAGATGTTATTGAGTTTGGTACAATTAAAACAGATCCAACGGATTCAATATACCGTAGAGCTGGTCATGCTGCTGATGAAATTATTGACCTTATCAACAAATACCCTGACGCAAAAATATCAATCGAAGGCTTAGCATTTGGCATTAGGGGTAGTGCAACTCGTGATTTAGCAGGGTTGCAATTTGTTATTCTCGATAGAATTTATAACCACACACGTATTGATGATGTTCAGATCATTACACCAAAAACAATAAAGAAATTTGCCACTGGTTCTGGTGGTAGTACAAAAAAGAAAGTAACCAAAAAAGATATGTTTGATTCTTTACCTGAAGATATTCAAGCATTGTTTAAATCACAACATAAACCAACAAACGGACTTTACGACGTCACAGATGCGTACTATTTAGCAAGGACGCACCAATCAATATGAAAGCATACCCAATAAATACTAGATCTATCCCCGACATTCTTAATGTTTTTAACCAATATACAGGTACAACCGTGAAGCTCAACGAAATTATGAACCCACCAGATATTATTGCAATGGATGTTCCGTTGTTTATTCGTATGCTTGAGTGGGCAAAAGAAGATGCGCAAACAGACATGCAACTACATGCTGCTGTTGAAAAAATATTACATCTTAATAAAACATTAACAATGGCTGAATACAGCGAAATAACAAACGTATGACCGTTCAATATAAATGTAATGTATGTAATCGTACCATAGAAGTTTCTGAAAATAAGCATGGTTTAGATGTGTTCGGCAATTGCATTATTACTAAACTATGTAAAGGTACCTTATTTTTTGTAAAAAACAACCCAAATATATTGCGTAACACGTTACCTGAATCGTCAAATCTACCAGATTGGACATTTACACCGCAAGTCGTAACATTTACACAAAATAACGCAAGATCTATTTGGAAATTTAAGCATACTTTAACAGCTGCGCCATCGTTATCGGTGTATATATGGACCGTAAAAAATAATAAACCGGTGATGCACCACTTAACAAATAACGAGTATACGTATACTATTACTGATAGTTACCTTGAAATTAAGTTTGGTACAAAATATAGCGGTTCTGTACAATGCGTTGTTCGTAATACATCAGCTGTATCACAACCACCAAAAATTGATAATACATTTGTAAAAGTTTCAACCAATAGTTTAGTATCGATAGCTGTACATTCACATAATAAACTGTTCGTTGCAGGTGATACTGATCCAATTACAGGCAATACAACAGTACATAATAATGCGCTGTCTATATTATTAAATGAAGTGCAGATAAATTACGATCTTGGTTCAAATGACCCTGGTCAAGCGTGGGGTAATATTAATCAGGTTTATGTGTATGGCAATTCATATGACGTGAGCACATTTAATATTGTCGTCGATACATCCTCAAGTATACATAATTTTTCAGCATATAGGTATATTGGCGAAGATCCGATGATGTATATTTTAATGTCTAATAGTGATGATTATGTCGATAAAATGTATAATAAAATCGTAAATATTTTTGAACTAACTGTTGAAAACAACTATATTAAAAATAATGAATTATATGTAAGTCCTTCTATTATTAGAGATTGCTACCCGCATATTAAACTTGTTTAGTTAGTTGTTTTGTTAATAATAATGATCTATAATGATAAGGAGAGATTAGAAATTTCTCCTTTTCTCCTTAGGTCTCCTTAATGATAATCTTTTTTAAGTGTATGATATATGATAGTCAAAAGAATTAGATCTCCTCAAGTCTCTAATGGGGAACAAGATGTTAAAGCACATATTGAAAAATTACAAAAATATATTGTACATTTAGAAAGAAAATTAATAGAATCTGACCGTAAATTGAAAAAGGAGAAATCAAGATCTCAGGACCTTGAAATTAAAATTAGACAATTACAACGGAAAACCACATGACGCCAGAAAAACAAAAACTATTAATTGAATATTTAATATCTAGTCCAGATATTTTTACTATCACGTCTAATATTATACAACCAAAGTATTTTGATGCTGAATATAGAAATACTATTCATTTTATTGTAACGTATTATAATAATTTTAGAGCGTTACCTGATATACAGCAAATTAAAGCCGAAACAGACCTACAATTATCTACTCATGAATTAACAAGAGATAAAGTCGATTATTGTATCATTGAAGTTGAATCGTTTTGTAAAAATAAAGCTATTGAATGTGCTATTTTAGACTCTCCAGAACTGTTGAGAAACGGGGATTTCGGTGGGATTGAAAAAATTATTAAAGATGCCGTAACGACATCAATTCATAGGTCATTAGGTGTAAGTTTATTTGAAGATTATGAAATAGTCTTCAGTGATCAAAATTTTCAACCAGCAATGAGTACCGGATATGATAATTTAGATAACCATTTACATAGTATCGCAGGTAAAGGGTTTTGTAAAGGTGAATTTGTAGTAATTGCAGGTGCGCCAGGTACAGGTAAATCATTATTTTTAAGTAACTTTGCTGTTAATTATATGGCACAGGGGCAAAAAGTTCTTTATATTACGTTAGAGCTTTCTTGTGAGATGGTTTTAAGTAGAATTGTAGGTATTGTTACAGATATTCCTCAAACTGAGTTAAGAGCAAGACAAAACGAAGCTCGTATTAAATTAAAACAGAAGAAATCACTGATGAGTGATTTACAGATATCGCAATTACCAGCCGGTAGCGATACCAATTCAATTAGAGCATTATTGGTTGAGTTGGAGACAAAACAGAAATTTATACCCGATGTTATTGTTGTCGATTATATGGATTTGATGGGTTCAACGGAACGTATTTCAGCAGATAATGTTTTTCAGAAAGATAAGAGTATTTCAGAAGCATTACGCAATTTAGGTAGTAAAAATAGCACTGATCTGATATCAGGTGTTAGCGGCGGTGTTAATTGCTTAATGTTAACAGCTAGTCAGTTGAATAGATCGAGTGTCGATAAAGAAGTAATGAACTTTGCCAATGTTGCTGGTGGTATGTCAAAAGCTAATACAGCTGATTATATGTTCGCTATTATTACATCAGATGTTATGAAACAACAAGGTGAAATTGCATTGCAGTTATTGAAAACTCGTTCTAGTGATGGTGTTGGATCGATTGTACCGTTGAGAGTTAATCGTAAAACATTGAGAATAACCTCAGGTGGTGATAAACAACCTGCTGCACCTGTATTTGCCGTTACTAATGATGAATTGAAAGCAGCTCAGAACGAAAAACGTTCTAAACTACTCGACCAATTCAAAGATCTTTAATTAGATACTGAAGCGTTATACTAATTATAACGCTTCAAATGTCCAACCACCTGTCACTCTTTTAATTTTAGCAATATCTTTATTTGATACACCTGCTGCTGTCGCAACTAAATCAATAGTCGTCAATGGTGTAGAACCCGTTGTTGTATCATAAACAGCAAGTTGGCACTTATTATACGTTCCAAAATTAACTTTACCGTTTAATGATATCGTAAAGTAATCAATTGTAGCATCAACTTTTGTTAAGTCAATATCACATGCTTCATTTTCAATACAAGCTTCAAATGTTGTAAACTGTTTTGCAGTGTTTGTTGGATCGTTTAATTTGTAGTATTTTGTACCATCGTACCCATAACCTAGTAAATCCTCGTACATAAATCCTGGATGAACCTGCGTTGACGATGAACCTGGCACTAATGCTGGAGTAGATACACCAGCATAATTAAACCGTACTAATTGAGTACCACTTGTACTGTAACCTGTAGCTGCATAATCAGCATCCTTACCTACGTTTGCACTATCAAAGTACCATTTAACGCCAACATGAATCTTACTAATACCGACTAATGATGCTGAACCTTGCTGTACAATAGTAGCAGTACCGGTTTTACCTCCGACTGTAATAGGTGTAGGTGCTGTAGCTCGCGGTCTTGCTGCGACCAACCGTTTAACTTCATCTGCTATTGCTATAGCTCCAGAATGAGCTAAGTCATTAGCATCAAATGGATCGTACGCTATATGTTTTATTTTTTCAGCAGTACTCTTAATATTCGCTGCCATGTTTGAAATAGTAGCTATTGATTCTGCAAATTTGTCGTCACATTTTGTTTTTGTAATCAATTGATAATCCTGCGTCATCTCAATTGAATTTTCATAATATATCTTTTTACCGTCTGGTATATTAAACGCTGTATTTGAATTTGACTTTCCAAATAAATAATAGGTATCAACGAATCTCTTTTGAATTAGATTTTTAGCATCATTTACTGTAAACGGTCTCCCGTATATAAGTTCAATTGCGTATGTAACGTACCTATTACCACGAATAAAAAATTCTGTATCATCTGTTGAATAATACCCAGATAGATAATTACTATCACAATGCGCTTTGGTCGTTAAAAACCTATAATAATCAGGATCGTCTGGGAACTCGTTAATATTCACGGGTATATTATTAAGATCATTAAAAGCTTCTATATGACCTGTGTGTCTTAAGTTGCCAAATTTATCCATTACAGTTCCAGCGACATCTACAAATTGTAGTCCAGCTGTTTGATACATATAGATTTTTAATCTACCGAGTTCCTGCTTATTATCAGCGTCACTTGTATCTAACCATAATTGACCTTCAATAGCTGGTAACGGTACTGCAGTACTACAAAAATTCTCCACTAAATGTATTAAATTATTATTAACAATACGATTAATGTTTACATCGTTTTGGTATGGTAATTCTAAAGTGGTAGACGTATTATCAATAGTATTTTCTA